AGTCTGCGGCGAACTATGGTTTAAGTAACATTATTAACATATAAACTATTGATTTTATGGAAGCTAAATTATTCGGCCTTACAATTAATTTTGATTCGGTAGAAACTGAGTCAATTTATGTTGAGTTTCTTTCTTACTCTGAATCAGTTTCTTATCTTGTTTGTAAGATTCTTTATTATTATGATTCTATGCCTATTCTTTCGTTCTCTGTTGTTTCTGTTGAAACTCCTTGTCTTGGTTCTTCTCTTATGGATCCTTCTAATATTGATTTATTTAATTATTTAATTCATTTGACTATTTAATTCATTGATTATGAAGCCTGTTTGGAAAGTAGTCCTTTATGTTGCTAAGGCTCTTTTGTCTGCTATTGAGTCTGTTTTTGGTGGTAAGGATAAAGGTTCTAAGTGATGGATTCTGTTTTACCATTGAATTGTCGTTGTCTTGAGCCTCGCAAGGTTTTTAATCCTTATTCCAAGGATACCCTTGTTGTTCCTTGCGGTCATTGTAAGGCGTGTATTTTGAACAAGAATTCACGTCTTGCTTTTCAGTGTGATCTTGAGGCACTCTCTAATAAGTATTGCATGTTTATCACGCTTACTTATGCTAATAGGTACATTCCCCGTGCTAACTTTATTGATGCTGTTGATCGTCCTTTCGGCTGTGATCTGTTTGATAAGCAGACGGGTGAGATTCTTGGTTCTTGTGATATGTTGGAAGAGGATCGTGAACGTCTTTTAAATAAGTTCTATTTATTTGGCGATGTACCTTATTTACGAAAGATTGATTTACAAAACTTTTTTAAGCGTTTCCGTTATTATGCAGGTAAAATCACAAAAGAAAAAGTGCGTTACTTTGCTGTCGGCGAATACGGCCCCGTCCATTTCCGCCCGCATTATCATGTCTTATTATACTTCGATTCCGAACAGCTCTTACAAGCATGTTCAGAGATTGTATGTTCGTCGTGGACGTTTGGTCGTGTCGATTGTCAAATCTCCAAAGGTAAGTGTTCATCGTATGTTGCGTCTTACGTTAATAGCTCTGTGTCTGTACCCAAAATTTTTACGTTGCCTTCCACACGTGGCTTCTGCCTACATTCTCAAAAGCTGGGTCAAGGCGTTTTGCGCTGTGAACGTGAGAAAGTATACTCGCTTACCGCTTCAGAGTTTATTAAACGAAGCGTCGTCTTCAATGGAGATTATAGAGAATTTCGGCTTTGGCGGTCGTGTTACCGTTATTTCTACCCCAAATGTAAGGGATTCGTTGATAAATCTGCATGTGAGCTTTCTTACTCTTACAGATTGTATGATACGGCTAAGGAATTATTCCCCTACTGCGAGACGGCGTCCGACTTCGCTCGTGAGATAGCTTCTTGTATCCGTTTGTTTGGTCCTTCTGTTAAGGGTTTGACCTCGGATATCCCTATTTCAGATGTATCTAGGTTGAATGATTTGTGTTCTTATTTCTATTCTTCGGATTCTGATTCTGATGTTGATTCTGATCTTTTTCAACGTTGGGTTAATCGTATATATATTGAGTTATTAACTTCTAAACATTTTTTGTATTATGTGTGTGATCATCCGTCTACCTACGAGATAAATCGTAAGATTCGTCTTATTCAGGAATTTTATAAGCAATTGGATTATCTTCGTTTGACAGAGTTTTTTGAGAATCAATCTCAATACTACGAGTCTGATTTCGTTGGTGATGAGCCTTTGCTCTCTGATTCTTATAATAATAGTTATTGTCCTTACTTCTATGATAATGTTAATTATTCTATGGAGTCTTATAAAGAGCTTGTGCCTTATAAGTTGTTTCGTGCTGACGTTTTGAAGCTTTCGCAGGATAGGATAAAGCATAAGTATTTGAATGATAAGAATAAAATTTTTTTTGATTGTTAGATTATGGCTAATATAATGAACCTGAAGTCTTTGCGTAATAAGGTTTCTCGCAATGGCTTTGATCTATCGTTTAAGCGGAATTTTACCGCTAAGGTTGGCGAGCTTCTTCCCGTTATGGTTAAAGAGGTTTTGCCCGGCGATGTATTTAATATTGATCTTTCTTCGTTTACTCGTACCCAGCCTGTTAATACTGCTGCTTTCGCTCGTATGCGTGAGTATTACGATTTCTTTTTTGTTCCTTACAATCTTCTTTGGAATAAGGCTGATACCGTGCTCACTCAGATGTATGATAATTCTCAACATTCTACTAGTGGTGATCTTTCAGCGAACCCCTTGCTTAGTGGCGATTTGCCTTATGTGTCTTGTCAGCAACTCGCCTCTTATGTTTCCGGTATGTATGCGTTAGGTTCTACTAATCTTGGGAATAATTTCTTTGGTTATAATCGTGGCGCTCTGTCGGCTAAACTTTTGGAGTATCTTGGTTACGGTAATTATTCATATTTCTTTACCAAGGCTTGGAGTGACTCTAATAAATTGATGGCGAATGTCAATTTGAATGTTTTCTCTTTGCTTGCTTATCAGAAAATATACTCTGATTTTTATCGTGATTCCCAATGGGAAAAGACTAGTCCTGGCACGTTTAATGTGGATTATATATTAGGAAACAATGATCTTAATGTAGATCTTTCTGCTTTGTCGACGACTTATCGTAAGTATTATAATATGTGTGATCTTCGGTATTGTAATTGGCAGAAGGATTTGTTTCATGGTATTGTTCCCAATCAACAGTACGGTGAGGTTTCTGCCGCTCCTATTGATGTTGATGTTACTGTTGATGATGCGCCTGCTTCTTTGAATATCCTTGTTCTTCGACAGTACGAGTTTTTGCAGAAGTGGAAGGAAATTGCTCAATCCGGTTCTAAGGATTATAAGGAACAAGTTCAAAAGCATTGGAATGTCTCTGTAGGCGATTACGCTTCTGAGATGTGTCAATATCTTGGCGGTACTTCTTCTAATATTGATATTAATGAGGTTGTTAATACTAATATTACTGGTGAGAATGCTGCGGATATCGCTGGTAAAGGTACTGGTGTTTCTCGTGGTAATATTCGCTTTGATTCTCGTGGTAAATATGGCGTATTGATGTGTATCTATCATTGTCTTCCTGTCCTTGATTATACTACTGACTACATCGAACCGCTTCATACTAAGGTCGAGGCTTCCGCTTTTGCTATTCCTGAGCTTGATCGTATCGGTATGCAACCTGTTCCGCTTATTTGGCTTTCTAATCCGCTCGAATCGGCATCCCCTAATGCCCCCTCTTTGGACTTGGGTTATGCTCCTCGTTATATCGAGTATAAGACTTCTTTTGATTCTTCTGTTGGTGCGTTTAAAGGTAGTTTGAACTCTTGGGTTATGTCTTATGACAATGCCGCTGTTAAGGATCAATTAGCCTCCGGTGCGAATGTTCCCGAAGGTGAGGATTCTTATGTTACCTATACTACGCTGAAGGTTAACCCTAATTCTGTTGACCCGATCTTCGCTGTTAAGGCTGATTCTAAGGTTGATACTGATCAATTTCTTTGTAGTTGTTTCTTTGATATTAAGGCTGTTCGTAACCTTGATGTTGATGGTTTACCTTATTAAATTTTGCTTATGTTTTGTTCTAAAAGACGTTTGACACCTCATGTCTATAATAGTATACCTAAAGGTGTTATTGAGTTTGAGCGTTCTGAGTTTTATACTCCTTCCGCTATTAAGGATTTTTCTCGCGTTCCTGTCTCGCCTCCTCATGGAGAATGTGAGTCTTTTACTTATACGACTGATGTAGTCATGCTTTTTAATCAAAAGAGGCTTGATAAAATGACACGTGAGTCTTTGATTCAGCATTTTGAGTCTTTGTCTGAACGTAGTTCTAAGTTCGCTTCTTTACGTTCTAAGCTTTCTGACGATCAGCTTTGTAGTATTGTTAAGTCTCGTTATATTCAGTCTCCTTCTGAACTCATGGCCTATAGTAATTATTTGGTTGCCGCTTATGGCGATGAATTGGCTTCTATGGCTCCGCATGCTGACTCTGTTGGCGATCCCGCTCCGGCTGGCGATCCCGCTCCTGCTCCTGCGGAATAAGTTTATATGTTACTTCTGATAGGGCGGTTAATACCGCCCTTTTCTTTATCAAGTTTAATTTATTTAATATTTATATTATGGGTGTCGTACAAGGTTTAACAGGTCTCGCTGGCGCTGGTATTGCCGCTGGCGCTAATACCGCTGCTACTGTTATGACTAATAACGCTAATAAGCAGATCGCTCAAATGAATAATGAGTTCAATGAGAAGATGCTGAATAAGCAAATGGATTATAACAAGGAAATGTATCAGCAGCAATTAGGCGATCAATGGTCGTTTTACAATGATGCTAAGGAGAATCAATGGCAGATGTATGAGGATACTAAGGAATATAATTCCGCTTCCTCTCAACGTGAACGTCTTGAGGCCGCTGGTTTGAATCCTTATCTTATGATGTCCGGCGGTAATGCTGGTGTTGCTACCTCGAATTCCGCTCCTGCTGGTTCCGCTCCCGCTGGTCAAGGTGTCAATATTCCTACCGCCTCCCCTTATGCCGCTGATTACTCTGGTTTGGCTCAAGGTGTAGGACAGGCTATTGATGCTTATACCCAGCTTCGTTTACAGAAGGCTCAACAAGGTAAGATAAGCGCAGAGGAAGATAATATTCGTATCGAAGGCAAGTATAAGGCCGCTTCGATGATCGCTGAGATCGCTAATAAGATGCAGAACACGAAATCTCAAGCCGCTAAGACTGCTTTAGAGACTATTATGACAGGTGTCCAAAAAGACCTTATTCGTGCCCAAACGGACAAGGTTAAAGGTGAGACTACTTATAACGCTATTCTCGCTCGTGGTGCCGCTGTAGATAATCTGATGAAGTCTGAGACGCTTAAAGTACTTCCTCAGCAGCTTCGGAATTCCCTTGCGGAGCAGACTGCTAATATCGCTGTTAAGTATGCTCAACGTGATCTTACTAAGAAACAAGTTGATCATGAAGTTGAAAAAATTGTTAATACTATCGCTCAACGTGGTTTGATCGGTGCGCAGACGGATGCCACTTCTATCGCTAATAATGGTGCTGTTCAGCAGCAGCAGTATTTTGCTGATACTTATAAGTTTCAGAAAAATAAGTTGATTGCTGAAATGCGCAAGGCTATTTTTGATGTTCAACCTTTTGGTTCTTCCGGTCGTTTTACTCCTGCTTTTAATGGTTTATTTCATCTTTATGATATTGGCCGTGCTGCTTTTTCCGGTAAGGATTATATGTACGAATATGAATAATATTTTGTTTATTTGTGCATTATTTAATCTATTTTGTTATGATGCCTTATTTATTTGTATTATTCTCTTTATTTGTTTTAGTTCCCTTTATTCTCTTATGCTGGCTTATAATAGCCTTGATACGTTATTTGAATCGTAAATCTAAGTGAAACCATTGTCACTTTCC